CAGTATGCTGCCGCAAGTAATAAACGAGGGATTGCGGCTGCTTTGTGAATCAACCAAAGATAAGGATGATGCAAAGAAATGAGGTGTATATAATAAATTAGAGTCTTTGCGCCTACATCTTATTATATATAACTTTGCGCCATAAACAATTAGTTGTTATGGCATTTTCTACGTTATATTACACAATCCTGAACAAGCCGTTCTTTATTGACTTGCGTCGCATCGACGCCCAGGCAGTTCTTATCGATAAGTTCTTATCTCGTGATATCGCGGATATGAGCGGTGTTCGTCTGAGTGATTCTAAACCACTCATGAAGGCAGGTAAGTATAGTGATGCTCCAGAAGGATCTGTTGCTGTTATTACCCTTAAAGGTGATATGCTGAAGGATGGTACCATGTGTTCGTATGGTACCGAAGAGATTGCAGCTGCTATGCGTGAGGCTGCAAGTAGCCCTAAGATTATTGGCATTCGCCTGGATATGGATTCTGGTGGTGGTGCTGTTGATGCTATCGCGCCAATGCTTGATGCTATCAGTTTTTCTCAGAGTCAGAAAAAGCCTGTAGTGGCCTGTTGTGATCTGTGCGCGTCAGCTTGTTATTATGTGGCCTGCCACTGTAATAAGATTATAGCCGATAATGATATCTCTGCAGAGTTTGGTAGTATCGGTGTAATGATGCAGTTTCCTGACTACGCTAAGTACTACGAGCAGAAGGGTATTAAGGTGCATACCATCTACTCCGATCTCTCTACCCATAAGAATGCACCATTCGAGGCAGCTCTGAAGGGTGAGTATAAGAGCATCAAAGAAGAAATGCTGAATCCGTTGGCCCGCGAGTTCCAGCAGGCCGTAAAGAGTCATCGCCCTAACCTGGATGATAAGGTAGATGGCATTCTAAATGGTCGTATGTTCTTTGCTAAGGATGCTCTGAAGTATGGTTTGATTGATGCGATTGGTAATCGCGATACAGCTACAGAAGAGGTTCGCCGACTGGCTGCCTCGATGTCGCTGAAAGAGTACGCAGCTAATTTGTGAGTTATCATAATTGTATTTTTGTTTTAGTTATTATTAATGTGTTATGAAGTTTAAAGAAATCATGAGTCTGGTACTGACAGTGCTTGGTATCCAGGCGTTCGCCAAGAACGATGACGGCAAGGCTTTTCTCACTGATGAGCAGAAGGCACAGCTGACTGAGAAGTATGGCGAGAAGTTTGTGGCTGGTTTCGTTAGTGATCTGGCCAAGTATCAGGAGGATGCATCTAGCGCCCAGCCGCTTACTGCAGAGGAGCGTTTAGCCCTCGACGCTAGCCGCGAGGAGGTTAAAAAGCTGAAAGCTCAGATTGAGCAGATGAAGAAGGCTGAAGTTGACTTCCAGGCTACTATCAAGAAACTGGAGGGAGAGGCTGCCGATAAGGGTGGTGTAAAGGTTGAGGTTTCTGCTATCGAGCAGGCTGCTATCAAGGCAGGTGTGGATCTGAACCTGAAACACAACCGTTACTTGGTTGACTTCATGCAGGGTAAGGTAAGTGCTGCCTACAGTGGCGATAGTACCATCGACACCCAGGAGCTGAAGAAGGAGTTTGGTAAGTACGTAGACTCTAACCGTCTGGAGATCCTGAAGAGTCTGTTTGGTGCTACTGAGAGTACTCAGTTTATGAGCACTATTATTACCGATAAGACTGAGGTTCGTGCTAACCAGGCCAGCATTATCGGTTCGGTTCTTCAGCAGTTCGTTCCTGCATGGACTCCATCTGGCGCCGCTAAGTTCCATCCTCTTACCATTAAGAACTTCAAGTGCAAGTTCAATGTACCAATTATCCCTTCCGACATCATGGAGGATATTCTGGGTTACATGTACGACGAGCAGGCTTCACAGCTGCAGTCAATGCCTGTAGTTCGTTACATCCTGAAGCAGCTCATCCTTCCTAAACTGGATGAGGAACGCGAGCAGGCTCTGGCTGTTGGTAAGTACGTTGAGAACGAGGCCGATCAGCACGGTGAGTACACAGCATCTTCACCACTGGAGACCATGGATGGCTACCTCACTCAGCTGGTGGTTAAGTTTGTGGCTGACTACGAACAGGAAGATACCACTAAACTTTCTGGTGTTCGTTGGCTGCAGAAGGGTAAGCAGATTGATCCTACAGAGAAGAACGTGCGTACCATCATCGATGCAGCCGTTAAGGAGGTGAGCGACAAGTATCCTCTCTACGCCAAAAAGAAGATGAAGGTACATATCGATCCAGTTCTGGCTGACGCTTATCGCCGCGAGTATCTGGAAGAGTACAAGTGGTTGAAGAACCAGGATGGCACTCATAAGAACGATATCGACTTCTCGAACTTCGAGTTCGGCGAGTGCGAAGGTATGCGTGGTACCGGTTGCTTCTTTATCACTCCAAAGGAGAACTTTAAGCACCTGATGAGCCAGAATCCTCAGAATGTGAAGCTGCGCTTCCAGGAGCAGGATTATATGGTTAAGATCTTTGGTGAGTGGTGGGAAGGCACAGGTTTCTGGATGGCAGAGGCAATCTTCGCCTACATCTCTCCGGAGTATGCAGACGTGGAGCCAGAGGCTGATCCTGAGCCAGAGCCAGAACCAACTCCAACTGCCAAGACTGATGTAACTGTTGCTTTCGCTAGCGATACAGCTTCAGCTACCATGGGTCAGGAGTTTGAGAGTCCTGTAGCTACTATTACTCCAAGCGGTAAGGCTTTGAAGTACTCTTCGAGCGATACTGCAGTAGCTACCGTTAACGAGAATACTGGCGTGGTTACTCTGGTAACAGCTGGTGAGACCGTTATCACAGCAGCCTTTGCTGGCGACGACGAGTACAACGCCGGTAGCGACAGCTACACGCTGACAGTTTCAGGTGAGGGCATTTAATGCCCCACCTTCTAGTGTTTAATCATTTAAATATCTAAGAATATGGCTGCATATAGCATGGTAAGTGTACCCAAGCAGGGCAACAATCCTGGAATGCCTGAGGGTAAGAAAAATGTGGTGATCATCTTTGATTTCGAGCAGGTTAAAACCTACACCCGCGATGAGAAGGGTGTAACAGTATCTGCCTTCGAGCTGAACACCGGTGTAACGCCTATTGGTTTGTTTGTGAACGAGGCCACTATTGATGCTGGCGACGAGGTGGAGGGTGATGCATACGCACGTGGATTTATCCACCACGTAAACGCCGATCATCCTGGTACTGAGGCGGCTGTAGCAGAGTTTAAGGCAAATAATATTAACGCCAATCTGGGTGTTATTATTATGCCCTGCGACCCAAGCGCTACTACTGCCAAGATCTATGGCACTCCCTGCGCCCCTCTGAAGATGCAGGCTGCCAACGAGCAGGATACCAACGAGGCTCATAACAACCATTTTGAGTTGAAGACAGAGCAGCGCACCTATCCTGTAGGTATCATGGCTAAGACTCTGATTCCAGCAACCGATAACAACGATATCAACGCCTACCTGGGACTCCCTGTTCCATCGGGTGTATAATCGTTGGTTGATGTCTTAATCATACGCGGCACTTATTTCGCGATAAGTGCCGTTTATTGTAAAACTTGAAAATCAATTAGTTATGACAAAGAAGAATGAAACCAAGAGTTCCGCTAAATCAGAACAGCAAGCAGCTGTTGAAGCGCCTGCAACCGTTGAAGCTCCTGCAGTTACCGAAACACCAACTGACAGCAAAGGATGTGAGGCTGTAACGGTAATAGTGATTGAAAGCGAGGATTTTGCTGGTGACATCGCTGTACGCAGTGTGAAGCAGAATCTGAAGGGTGTAGATGCTGATATCCAGGTTGTAAAAGGTGATTTAGATGTTGAGACGCTTAAATCATCGCTGGACTTTGTTCAGACAGAACGTATTATCATAATGACAGCCAACATGATCATTCTGAATCCTGTTCTGCTTAGTGATATCGCTTTGGTGAAGGCTAAGAAGATCGGTTCTACTATCACAGCCAACACTGGTATGCCTGTAATGGTACACAAGTCGGCACTGGAGGTATTGCTGAAGGAAGCCGGAGAGGCCAACCAGCCGCATATTGATATACTGGATACTTATTTCCCAGGCACAGTTCCTACCGGCTTTACACCTTTTATTCTGGGCGACTGGAATAAGGATCCGTTCGTACTGCCTGTGGTGTCAAAGAACCCCAGCATCGAGGCTATCAGCAAGTTCGCTGAATGGAAGAAGTTTATGCACATCGGCTCCGACTCGTGGAGTGAGGGCCTGAAAGCCTACCTCGAAAACCGCTTTAAAGCATGAGGTTCACTAGTAGGATAGAATACAATAAGGCACGGATTGCACAACAACCCGTGAAGTCCGTGCCTATTAAAAAAACAGCGCCAAAGCTCCGCGAGCGTTGGCCATTCCTTAATAACCCAAATGTGCCTGTGGAACTGCAGGCGCTCGTTACCCAGCGTATTACTCGATGGCACGAGTATACGGATCTATACCAGCAGCTACGCGACTGTGAAGATATCGATCAGTTGTCAAATAAAGCTGGACGACTGCTGGATGCTTACCTGGATGCACAGGCGATAGCCAAAGAATTGGATTACTACCAGCAGAATAAGAAAATGCTAGGTAAACATCCATTGTGCCGACATTATAAGCAGCTGGCACAGCTGCGATCATACAGCATAAAAGAGCTGCTGCGCGAACAAGAGAAAACCCGCAATAACATCTGGCGTGTAAACAGTGAGATGAAGAAAGGTGATAAACCTCATCTCGACGCTAAGCGCCTGCAGAAGCTGCAGGAGTACCAGATGAAGTTGCAAGAGATAAATCGACTGTTAGATGAGTAAATACCAGGATTCATATTTTCTGAAGCTTCAGGACCATATAGCTAACGGTTCTAAAGATGAGTTGACTGTAGAGGAAAGTGATTATGAAGATCTTCTTTTCTCTATAGCCGGTATTATACGTCGTGAAGGAAAGCCGGCAGCTATGGCATGGCTGAAAGCTGATAAAGGCTGTACGCGCCATGTGTCTGAACGCCTCTGTTACGAAGCAATTAATCTGTTCTATGCTACCGATTATGTGCGCGCTGAAGCTTGGCGTAATGTACTGTTCGAAAAAATGTTGAATGCAGCTCGCCTCTGGGAGAAAAAACACATCATCCTCGATGAAGATACTGGAGAGACAAGTAGTAATGCTACAGCCAAGGAATATGATGCCTATACCAAGATAATTAAAGTGGCTGCAGACTTAAAACGTCTGAGTGAGCGCGATGCTGATGCCGTTCCGCTAAATATTAAGAATCAGCAGATAAATATCTATGGTACCAACGCCCAGGATGTAGGTATTCCTGCGACAGATAAGCGCGCTATTCTGCAGGCTGATTACTTCAAGACGCTTCCAAAGAAACATCAGAAGCGCCTGGAAATGGAAGCGGGTTTGAAGCCGCTAGATATCGATGCTATGCTTGATAGTTCAATAGAGCTGGCCAATGAAGTTACAGGAGAGTGAAGGTGTTAATCGCCGCTATATTAATCAGTACGCCATGGTGGCAGCGCTCACTATGCCGCAGAACTTTATTGGCGTGCTTGGCCGTGGAGCTGCTAAGACTACACAGTTCCAGGCTATGCGCATACAACAGGCGGTGATGGAATGCCCTGGAGCTCCTTTTGTGTGGGTAACAGATACTTATACCAATCTACACCAGAATGTTATACCTTCTGTGCTCGAAGGCCTCAGGTTCCTGGGGTGGGAAGAGAATATACATTTCGTTATCGACAAGATACCTCCCATCGAGTGGCAGCGCCAGATGTATAATGTGTGCGATAAGTACAAACAGGTGATGACGTTCTACAACGGCTTTTCTTTTACCTTCGTGTCACTCGATCGCCCGTCTATTGGTGCTGGTCGTTCGTATGTGGGGCTGTTTGGTGACGAGGTGAAATACTGGCCAGAAGCTAAGTTTACCAACATCCGTAAGGCCGTACGTGGCTATCGCGCCCGATATGGTGATAATCCCTGGTACCGAAGTCTTAGCCTTACCACCGATATGCCTAACCCTAACCATGCAGGCGAATATACCTGGGTAATGAAGTTGGTTAAGCTGATGGATAAGGAGAAAATAAAGCTGCTGCTACAAACCGGCCAGGCGCTGAATGAGTGCCGGCGCGAATATGCCCGTGCTCTGCAGACCTGTAATGAACGAGCTATCCAACTAGCTGAGCGCAATATGAAACGCTGGGAGGCGCGCTGGAATGATCTACGCTGCAATACTACACTCTTTATGGTAGCATCTACGCTGATAAACGCCGATGTTTTGGGTGAAGAGTACTTCCAGGAAGAAATGGCTGCAGGGCTGGAAGGTGTTGATACCTACCTGCTTTCGATACCTCAGAAGCTGACAGCCGATCAGAAATTCTACTGTACACTATCAGCGCGCGACTTCTATCACGACGGTATCCGTAACGACGTACTCGAAAAGCATCCTTACGGATGGGATCCTGATTGTACCATATTGCGCTATCTCGATACCAATAGCCCTATAGATGGTGGTATGGATGATGGAAACATGAAGAGTTTATTGATTGGTCAACGAAAGGGCCGCGAGTATCGCGTATTAAAGGAATTATATACCCTTCCACCTGAGAACGAGCGACAGTTGGCCGATAAGTTCCTGGCATACTTTAAGCACCATAAATGTAAGCTGCTGCGACTGTACTACGATCGCGCTATGAATGCCTATCAGAAGGTGGGTAATAGTGCCATGCAGCGCATCAAAAAAGCCATAGAATACGATGCTGATGGTAATCGCACTGGTTGGCG